AGGCAAGGCATACACAGCGCAAGGTACAACTCTGACCTTCTCCTCACCGCCAGCTAACGGTGATGTGATACAAGTTCGCTACTTTGGTCGTGCAATAGACCAACCCCTTAGCTACGCGATGGCGTTGTTTAAGTTTGTAGCAACAGCTAATCAGACTGCGTTTACAGGTGCAGATGCTAACGGCGCAGTGCTATCCTTTACGGATGTAGATGTATATTTAAACGGCGTACACCTAGATGCCACAGACTTCACCACCAGTAATGGCGATACGATTACACTTGGTTCTGGTGCGGCTGTAAACGATGAGTTGGTTGTCCGCGCCTTCCGTGCTTTTACTGCGACTGATACAGTCAGTAAGTCTAGCGGCGGTACATTTGCAGGTGAAATTACTGCACCGCAGTTTCAGACCACAAACACCACAGTTGACACGGCTGTGTTTCGCACAAATGGACAAACAGTAGACGAAGATACTACAATAACATCAACCAAGAATGCATTGGCGATTGGTCCGTTGACCATAGACACATCAACTGCGATTACCGTCAACGGTAATCTAACAATACTGTGAGACACAGATGGCTTCTATACTAAATGTAGACCAGATAAAAAACGCGGCTGGCACAAGTTCCATGACGATTGACAGTAGTGGTCGTCTTTTTCAACCAGCTAAACCAATTATGTCTTTGAGAGGTGCGGCAACATTTTCTAGTTCCAGCCCCTTTACTACAGATACCGCACCGAATACAGGCGGAGATATTGCGGCATTATCTAATCTAAGAGAGGTTACATCATGGTCAGAGGTGGAAGTAAACCAAGGTGGGATGTATGGAAGTGATGGAAGATTAACCGCGCCAGTTGCTGGGATATATCAATTCTCAATAGAGTGTAGGCGTAATTATTCTCAATCAAATGGAAATAGACATTTGTGGGTTCTTCATCGTCCAGCGGGTTCTTCAACAGTTGAAACGATAGTTTATTCTTGGACATCTAATGCTTATAGTTGGACCACACTTAATTTCACACACATTATGAATTTAGCTGTTAATGACCAAATCTCTGTTGGCGCATATACTGGTTACTTATGGCATCCAGATGTAGTCCATGCAAATTTTAGTGGATATTTAATAGGGTAAGGCATGTCAACATTATATGTAGATACAATAAATGAGAAGACCACAAACAACGGGGTGTATATTCCGGGTCATCCCTTACAAGTTGTTAGTAATACATACACCTCTAGATTTGTTACAAACTCTACCTCTTATGCAGAAGTTGCAGGATTAACAACATCCATTACCCCAAGCAGTAGCAGTAGTAAAGTATTGGTACAGATTAATGTAACTTATAGTGCTTTTGGTCACGGTGGATTTAAAGTTTATAGAAGTCAAGGTGGAACAGATACTCTTCTTTCTGTTGGTGATGCGAACGCCAGCAATACAAATCAGGTGCGCGAGGTAATTCACTTCTATAAAACTACTGGTAACTCTACCACCTACGATATGGATAGTGCTTCAGTTACAATTTTAGATACCCCAGCTACATCTAGCGCAGTAAGTTACAAACTATTTGCAGGAGTCCCACACTCTAATAGTTATTATTGCACTGTAAATTACCAGTATTCAGAAGGGAATTACGCTTATTCATCAACAACTATTTCAACAATGACTTTAACGGAGATTGGCGGATGACCAGCGTACTAAAAGTCACCGAAATCCAAGACCCAACAAACTCGAACAGTGCGCTAACAATTAATAGCACAGGCAATGTTTTGTTGCCAAATCGCCCGTCATTTATGTTTACTTATTCAGGCGCAAATTGGACAACTAACGGGGGCTTAACTGGGTCTTATTCAGCCACAAAAGTTAATGAGGGTTCTCCAGCTATAACATGGACAGATGGCACTGGAAGACTAACCGTTCCTTTGACAGGGTTGTATCTTATTACTTTTGGAATATTAGCAAATCCCAACGGAAGGATTGAAGGCTATCTTCAGCACAATGATGTTTCAACAGGAACCGCCACCGTTATTGTTAACTTTAACGGCACAGGGTCAACTTATGATGGGCCAACCTTTACTGTCGTATATCCAGCGGAAGCAAATGATTATTTTATGGTTCACAGAAGTTCTGGAACAGCATATGCGGACGTACACAACAATAATTATTTTGGCGCAACATTTTTAGGTTAAGTCATGGCATCAGTATCAGAAGCAATCTTAGCAGTAGACCCCTACGGTGAGTGGGTTCTTGAAGGTGAACCCACAAATGAACAAGAGTTTAACTCTATGTACAAGCGGGTTATTGACACGGACCTAGATGGCAACGCTGTACTTTCCAGCAACCCAGACAACTGGGCTGTGTCTTGGGAGTCTGTGTCCAAAGCAAAGGCGCAGTTAGATGCGGCAGAACCATTAAAGCTACTGCGCGAAGAACGCAACCGCCGTATTGCTGAGACAGATTGGTGGGCATCGTCTGACCTTACTATGTCCGCAGAACGTACAGCCTATCGTCAGGCACTGCGAGACATAACCAAAACATACTCATCACTTGACGATGTGGTGTGGCCTGATAAGCCGGAGTAGGATATGAGTAGGGCAAGAAACCTCGCAAGTTCAATTAGCGCAAAAAGAACGGCTGTTGGAAGGACTGGCAATGTTACTTTGGATTTAAGTGGTAGCTTTGATTACTTTGATGCTGAAACTTTAACTGGGGCCACTACCGTTACTTTTGGAACGCCGTCTAGTCCGCACAAAAGATTTACTTACACCTTTATACCAAGCTACGACACCAGTGCGTCTTCAGTAGATGATACAGACACTTGGGTTATCGATGGGGCTGACTATAATAATAATATGGAAACTGGTGGTATATGCAGACTCTTTAGCAATGACGGTCTTAGGTACTATACATCGAATTACAGTGGCGACCAAATAAATGAATTTATATTAGGTGCGCCATTTGAACTTGATAATGCAACTTGGAATCATAGAATTTATTTGAATAACGAAAGTTCAAGTAACTATGGCCCAGTTATTAAGTCGTCTTTTACCTCTAATATGTCTGTCCCTGAGTGTATGCGATTTAATAATGATGGGACAAAGCTATTTGTAATGGGTCGTGGTAGTGATGCAGTAAAAGAGTTTCATCTGTCTACTGCTTTTGACCTGACTACTATTTCATACGACTCTAGCTTTTCTGTTGGGTCTAACGAAACAAATCCATATAATTTTAGCTTTAGTGCTGATGGCACAAGAATGCAGGTTTCTGGCTCTACTGGAGACGGGGTTGACCAATATCTCTTATCAACTGGCTTTGATGTATCAACTGCTTCATTCGTAAGGTTTGATGCAACAACCGCACTGGTTGACGGAAGTTCTGTTGCAAGCTACGCAGGGTGTATGCTTTGGAATGCTGACGGAACAAAAATGTTCTACGGCCCCGGAAATAGCGCAACTCATTGCATATACACACTAACCCCCTCCACCCCTTACCTTCTTCACACTAATACGACAGTTGACTCAAATAAGATATTTAGATTTGGTCTCAATGGAAGTCCTACAGGTCCATACAATATGTGGACACACATGCCTACACTAGACAGAATGTATTGGTCTGACCAAATGTTGATTATTGAACGTGGCACAAGGTATATACCAACTTTCGCTACATCCTTTAGCGGTGCTACTAAGTTCTTCACAAGGGGCTATAGGCATTTTTTAGAGTTTGAAACACACGATGGTGGTTCAAGTTATACGCTTATAAACCACACCAAGACAAACATACAGTGAGTTGAGTTAATATGTTTGGTGTTCAAGCAATATCCGAAGACAGTATCGCTACACAAGGTTTTGTTAAGCTAGGCGTTCAAGAGTTATCAGGTGTTTTTACGCAACAGACTCCAGCAATAAAGATAACTTCTGCTATTGACGAGTTAACTTCTAGTTTTACTTTTGAGGGACAGCCTAGTGGTTTGACTTTGGGTACAGTTGAAGTGAGTTCTTCATTCACCCAACAGACTGGTCAACAGTTAATAAACATTACCAGTGCCAGTAACACATTTAGTTTTACAAAGGATATCACTCCAATCAAAAAAGCATCTGCGGATGCCGATATGTCTGGTGTCTTTACACAAACTACGGCGCAAAACTTTACTGCAAGCGCAGGGTTTGAACCTAGCTTCGCCTTTACACAAGACCTGTCTGCGGCAAAGACAGTAAGCGCACTGTCTACGCACAGGGCAATAACAGAACAGACTACGCCGTCAACCGTTACCCGATTCTCGTCTGGTGACCTTTCGTTCTCTTTCGAGAGTACACAGATTGGTAACAAGATGAAGGACGCAAATCTTGGTACACTAACATTTACATTTACCCAAGATACATTTGGAGACAACTTGTTTGAGGATTGGGCTGACCTAGTTCCAACAGCTACAGAAAACTGGACAACAACAAGCAGAGGTACGGGTACATGGACACCCCGTTCTTCTGCCGCAAGCGTAACTTGGGTAGACCCTGTAAGATAGTTAAGCCGCCAATACTAAGACTATGATATATTATATTAAGTCGAGAAAGAGGATAAAATGCCGTCAACCTACACTAACTTAGGAATTGAAAAACAAGGGTCAGGCGAGAACGCTAACTCTTGGGGTGATATTACCAATACTAACTTTGATATCATTGACGAGGCAATGGCAGAAATTTACACAATTTCTTCTAGTGCTACGTCACAAACTGTTTCCGCACCAACCGATGGCACATCTGGTCAAGAAGAAAGATACGCAACGTATAGATATACTGGTTCACCATCTGGTGCGGTCACTGTTACATTGCCGTCATCCGTCAAAAAGATAATTAACATTATCAACGGTTACTCCCAGAACATCACATTTCAAGTTGGTTCTGGCGCGACAACAACGACAGTGTTTGCAAACTCCTCTGGGATTATACACACTGACGGCGTTAACAGTGTTTACTCTCTATCCGAGGGGTCCGCTAATCAGCTTAGGCACAACGGCGTAACAAAAGCAGAGGCCGTGTCAGGCGGTGTGGATGTAACTGGTATACTGAACGTCTCATCTAACATAGTTGGTTCTGGAACTCTGGCGGCTGGCAATACAACAATTACAGGCACAACCGATATAACTGGTGACCTAGATGTAGACAACATTAACATCAATGGTAATTCAATTACATCTACAGATACGAACGGAAACATCAATATAACACCAAACGGAACTGGCTCTGTTGTTATTGACGGACTGTCATTTCCTCAAGCAGACGGAAGCGCAAACCAAGTCTTAACAACGAACGGTTCTGGTCAGATAGCGTTTGCTAACGCATCATCTTCTTTGGGTTCATCTTTAAGTCTAGTTAATGTTGGCTCCGCTTGGGATATATCAGTGGACTCAAATAACAACCTAGTATTTTCCTACGGTGGCACGGCAAAAGCAAAGATAGCAACTGACGGTCATATAACATCTATTGATGACGTAACAGCATTTGGAACTATCTAGTCATGACGCTACAAACATCAGGTGCAATATCACTCGCTGACATAGCGGCTGAGTATGGTGGTACTGCGCCACACAGTATATCTGAATACTATTTGGGTGCTGGTGCGCCATCTACAGTGGTGGAACAAGTCACGGCTAGTTCCCTTGGGGGAAGTGTTTCGGATGTCCGTGGAAACTATTGGGGTACTCCCGCAACATTAAATAGCGGAAACTATCTTTATGTTCACAACAGATGGGCCGACAACGGTGGGGTGGGTTCTGGCAATACAAATTGGGTAGTTAACAAAACTGGTACTTATCACTATGTGACTACTTACTATATTCAAAATGGACAAAATAGGGCGCAATACACATGGAATATAAAGGCAGGAGATACTGGTAGTTATTCTCAACACACACAATACTACACAGCCTACACTGTAAATGCGAGTGTGAGTGTTAGCGGCACTATACCGTTGAATGCTGGTGACAGAGTACAGTGTGTTGTGTCTTGGCCTTCCGCTGGTTGGGCAAGTTCAGGTGTTTATTTTTATGGAAACAGTGGAAGCACAAGCATAGATGTAGCCGCTAACTCTTCTTTGCCTTCATCTGGAACAATAGCACTTAATCAGTTTTATGGTGGAAGGGCTTCTTAATGCCACTAGCTACTTTAAAATTTATGCCGGGAATTGTGAAGGATGATACTAGCTATTCATCTGAGGGTAGGTGGATTGACTCTGATAAAATACGATTCTGGAATGGCAAGGCGGAAAAAATTAAGGGTTGGCAAAAGCTAACTCAAAATCAATTCTCTGGTTCTTGTCGTGGTCTCGTGCAGTGGAGAGACAACGATGGCAATGCCCTCATGGCTGTCGGCACACATACACATCTATATATACTTAAGGGTGGTGTGTTATATGATGTAACTCCAGTCATTTCATCTGGCAATCTTAGTAATGCATTTAGCGTAACTAACGGTTCTCCGACAGTGACTGTTACATCTGCCGCACATGGCATGGTTGACGGAAACAGAATTATACTAGGTGCCGCTAGTTTTAATGGTGTATCTTGGGCGGCTGGTACAGAGTTCACAATTACTTTTATTAACACAAACTCGTTTAGTATCACAGCCTCCGGCAACGCCACATCAACAGGTTCCTCTGTAGGTGGTACGGTATCATTTCAATACCTTCTAAACCCCGGTCAGTCTGACTCTGTATTTGATTTTGGTTGGGGTGTTGGAACTTGGAACACTGCAAGAAGCGGTGGTGGATGGAATGTGCCAGCAAATACCACAGGTCTTGAAGTTGACGCAAGAACTTGGTCGTTTGATATATTCGGTGAGGACTTAGTGGCTTCTGTTATTGGTCACCCTCTTATGACATGGGACGCTTCCGCTGGTGTGGGTACTAGGGCAACTCAAATAACAGACTCGTCCACAGGAGATAGTGAGACACCAAACACATCAAGAAGCGTTATCGTCTCCACACCAGATAGACACTTAGTTTCTCTTGGTGCAGATGACCCACTGACAGTTAAGTTTGCCAGTCAAGAAACAACAGGAACGTGGACAGCCGCCGCAACAAATACTGCGGGTTCACAGAGATTGACTGGTGGTTCTAAGATTATTGGCGCGAGAAGAACTCGTGGTCAGATATTGATTTGGACTGACACAAGTCTACACTCTATGACGTTTCGTGGGCCACCTTATACATTTGGCTTTCGTGAGTTGGCTACAGGATGTGGGCTTGGTGGACCGCTTGCCGCTGTTGAGGTAGGCGGTATTGTTTATTGGATGGGTATCAATCAGTTCTTTGCTTTTGATGGTACAGTTAGGCCACTTATTGGACCAGTAAACAACTTTGTGTTTGAAGACCTTAATCCTATCCAAGTTGAGAAGGTTGTAGCTGGGCTAGATAAAGAACACAGCGAGGTGTTTTGGTTCTATCCAGATGCCTCTAATAACGAGAACAATAGATATGTTAAGTATAATTATCGTGAGAATGTCTGGGATGTCGGAACAATGGACAGAACAGCGTGGACAGACGCATCGACATTCCCGAACAACACAGGTGCCGCAACTAACGGATATCTATACTCACATGAAATCGGTGAGGATGCAGATGGCGCGGCTATGCAGTCTTACATTGAGTCGGCAGACATGGACATTGGGGACGGTCAAGAGGTTATGTTCGTCACTCGCGCATTGCCTGACATTGAAACAAGCGGAACGGTTGACGTTACCTTCAAAACAAGAAAAGACGCTATGTCCAGTTTTACAACTAAAGGACCATTTCCAGTCACCTCGGCTACGGAAAGAATTAATCCAAGGTTGCGAGGAAGGCAGATGTCTATCAAGGCAGAAAGTAACTCGGTCGGCACGGGTTGGCGTCTTGGCTTTACAAGAGTCGATATGCAAGCAGATGGTGAGAGATAATGGCTACGCTACCCAGACCGACTGAAGACTTAAGATACTGGGGTGACGTTCTTATAGATGAACTTGAGAACGAGATAGACAAGATTAACCAAGCGGCTAACACGGGTGACCCAGATGTTAGCTTTGCTGTAAGTAACTTTACTCAAGATAAAGATTTGAACGCTGGCACTGCAACAACTGCGGACGTTGCTAACGTACTGGCTACGGTAATACAAGCACTTAGAAACAAAGGGATATTAGCGTAATGTGTACAGATTTAGGTGGCCCAGAAAGCGGCTCCGCACAACAAGCAGTAGATGATGCCAATGCAAACTTAGGTTCTCAAAGAGCAGATGTTAGTTTTGCTGGTGGCTTTAATGAAGGTCAGGATAAGGTTACTTTTGACACTATCAGAGGCGGTGGTAACGTAAACTTCACATCAGGTTCAGCAGATAGCGGATTTAGTGACAACAGCTACAGAGGGCCAAACAGAAGTGTAACGTCTAATCTTTTTAACGAAGGGGTGAAAAATGTTTTTGGTGACCAAGGTGCCGATACATTCGCCCCCGGTTCTGCCTATAACAAGTTTAGAGAAAACTTTGACAATAGCCTGATGACAAAAATTGGCGGTGGTATTGCCAAGGCTATGAATTACACACCAATGGGATTTATTTCTACCAAACTTGGCTTGAGGGAAGAGTCACGGTATGACCCACTTGGCGATATATTTGAATATTCCGCAAACAATCCTGACAAAGTTACGCTTGGTGAGGACGGGTTAAGTCTTGAGATAGATACTGGCGAGGGAACCTTAACGACAAATAAATTTGGAGTAACAACTTACACTGGCAATCCAAATTCTGATTACGAGGGGCCGTTTTCCAATTTAGTTAACCCACCAAAGAATAATGATGATAATGATAGCGGTCAACAAGGTAGGGGTCAAACACCTTTAGACCCATGCCCAGCAGGATTTAAGTTTAATTCACAAACTAATTCCTGTGAACCTGTTGCATCAACTGGTGACCAGACAATAGGAGATTCTTTTGTTCGTAGTACACCATCAATGCCCAGTGACCTTAGTAGGTACGGACGAGATGGACTTGGTGAGTTTAGGTATTTTGAACAAATGCCCGGTATTATAAATGCAAAAGATGGTATACCCCGTGGAAAACATGGAGAAGTAATTGGTGCTGGTGGGCCTAAAGATGACTTGGTTGGGCCTTTCATGTTATCAAGTCAAGAGTATGTAGAGCCGTATGAACGAGTTCTTGATGAGGGTAATGGTAGTTACGAACGAGGCATTAAAACCCTTGAGAAGAAGCGCATGAAAGCACTAAGGAAGTACAGTGACAGAGTTAAATCTGAGGAACGCAACAGAGCGTGATGAAGAGGTTGTTCTGTCTTTATTGATGGATATGCACAAAGAGTCAGGTTTAGGTTCGGTCAATAAAGACAGGGTAAACAAAGCAATACGGCACTGCCGTGAGTTAGGGTGTATACTTATTGCAGAGGTACAAGGTGTACCAAAAGCAGTTTTAGGATTACGACCTGACCGCTTCTGGTGGTCTGACGACTTTGGGTTGTTTGACCAATTTACATATGTAGCACCAGAGGCAAGAAAAACGAGGGCAATATTCAAACTGGTAGATGCCGCTAAAAGTATGGCAAAGGAAGCTGGTATTCCACTTGTCATAGCAAACTTTGGAGTAGTAGATACCAAAGCAAAATCAAGGCTTTACAAAACCTTTGGTAAAGAACTTGGTGTAACAGTAATAACAGGGGAAACAAGTCACTTCTTGTGGAGATAAGTAATGGGTTCATTTTGTAGGTCAGGCACCAAAACAAATACACAAACAACAGATATACCTGATTATATCAAAACGCCACTCAAGGATAACCTTGCGAAGGCGGCTGATTTAGTCAAGCAGGAGTATATACCTTACAGTGGGGACCGCATTCAGGATTTTTCACAAGACCAACTTGATGCCTTCCAACAAATTAGAGACCGTGTAGGTACAGGTCAGACAGACCTAGATGCGGCTATGGCTGGCATTAAGTCGCTTTCTCCAGTACAAGCCCAGCAAACACAAGCTAAACAATTTGATGCCCAAACAGCCCAAGACTATATGAACCCATACACACAGCAGGTCTTGGATGTGGCTCGTCAACGTGCGTTTGATGCGGAAGATATAGCCGCACAAAAACGTGCATCTAATCAGCTTGCGGCTGGTGCGTTCGGTGATAATGCCCGTAGGTTTATTGAGAACAGCGAAGCGCAGTCAAACCTACAAGACCGTATGGCGGCTATGGAAGCTGACCAGTTGGCAAAGGCATACGGAGCCGCACAACAAGCGTACAAAACTGACGCAACCCTAGACATGCAATCGCAACTTGCTAATCAAAAGTCTGGACTTCAGGCTGACCAGTTAAACACACAGCAAGCATTAGGTGCCGCACAGGGAATAGCTGGTCTGGTTAATCAGGGTCAGGGGCTAACATTTGACCAAGCCAATGCCCTTATGCAGATTGGCGGTCAACAACAACAAATGGGTCAGTCTGGTTTGGACCTTGCCTATTCTGACTTCCAACAACAGCAAGCATACCCCTACCAACAGATTGGCTTTATGGCTGACCTACTTCAGGGTGCGCCTATGGGTACGGTTACCACAATGACACAACCCACACCGTCTCCATTCCAGTCCGCTGTGGGTCTTGGCCTGACAGGTCTTGGTATCTATGGGTCAGGTGGTGGATTTAGTCCCGGCGGATTTTCAATGGCTAACTTATATAATAGATAGAGAATAATATGATTAATCCAGCGCAATACACCAAAGTTCTGCAAGCCGCATCAGACCAACAGCTTATGGATATGTTGAAGCGTCCTGACAAAATCCCATCACAGTTTATTGTAGCTGAGATTAACCGCCGTCAAGCTATGAGACAGGCCGCACAGGCCCAAGAACGCAGGATGGCTAGTATGCAACAGCAACCTGTTATGTCTCAAGCACCACAACAGATGGCACCTCAAGGAAGACAACAGCCGCAACGACCACCTCAACAACCTGTTGGTATGAGGGTAGGTGGTGACCCTAGTAGAATTGCACAAATGATGCGTGAGAGACCATATATGGTGGATGACTTGGTTTACCGACAGCCAAGCAAGGACATGTCTGATATGGACCTCAGTGGGTTAAGGCAAAACCTTCCGTACATTTATCCAAATCCTAAAAAGGGATTAAAGGGATTGGGAAGTGAGGACTTTAGTAAGTTTCGTATACCAGTGTCTTTGAATGAGGGTCAAACAAGTGACGCTACACCACCAGCACCTACAGAAGAACTTGGTCAAATCGGCCTGAACGAGGGTCAAACCTCAGGTTCAGCCTTACCAACTGAACCCCTAACTATTTCAGAAAAAATAGCCGAAGGGTATAAAAGTTTTGAGGGGGATTTAGAAAAAACAAGAGAGGGAATAAAGTCTGGTGGCTCAGATGTGACAGCGGCAGAGATAGATAAAACAGGTATAGAAAGCGATAAGATTACCATAGGCAAAACAACTGGCGAGACGGATACCTCAGAACTAGAGAGGGGTATTAGAGATAAGGTAACTGTAGACTTAGGGGAGAGCCAAACTTCTTTGTTTAAAGAAGTGTTTCAGGCCAATGAGGCTGACAGAAAGTCACTAGCTGAAGCACAAGCAGTACTTTCGGACAACCAAAGAAAACGACTATCTGGTCTTCAAGAAGACTTTGACAACGTAACTGGTGCTATGGAGGATTTAGCGGATGCATACGACAAAAATTCTACAACACCAGAGAATAGATTTTTTCGTTCCTTGACTGATATGGGTATTGATTTGCTGGCAAGCCCTGAAGCCAACTTCATGCAAGCACTAGGAAAGTCCGCAAAGAAGGGGCTTGAAACATGGGACACCTTAAGTAAAGAAGCAAAGGAAAATGTACTGAAGAAGTATACGGCTGGCGTAACCCTTGCACAAACAAGGGCAGACCTATCGTCTAAGATTACTATGGCGGCAGACGCTATAGATAAAGGTGATGTTAATGCACTAAACACTATTCTAACTGGTCGCATGGCAGATAGAAAGGGATTGATAGAAGCTGGCGCACAGGATAAGGGCTTTAGCTTAAAGGGAACTGGACTAGAACTACAGCAAAGAGGTCAAGACGTGTCTGCGGGCGCACAGCTTGCTGGCATTAGACAGGGTGATAGAAGAATTGTGTCTGGTGAGAATATTGCCCAAGGACAAATCGCTTCAAGGCAAGCAGAGGGCGATGCCAGCAGGAATTTACAGGCAGAGACCGCACAGGCACAACTTGACCAAGGCGCAGATATTGCCAATCAGCGTGATGCAAGGGCAGAACAAGGTCAGCTTATCCAACTTGAGGGTCTTGAACTACAGTCACTAAATAACTGGGCAAATAGTTTGAATGCCGCTGAAAGAAATAGAATTGCTGAAATAACAGCAACCAAGCCAGCCGCTTCAGTTCAGTACTTAGAGTACCTATCTTCTAACATGGACAAGTACGGGTTAGATAGTGAAGACCTTAAGAATTACATTATCAATCCTTCTAAAAGTGGTACATCTGGCTCTATGGCAAGCATACTGACAACAGTCAGAACATATGCCAAGACAGACTTTGAACAGCAAACTCCAATTCCGGGGGTAGAGCCAGCAAACAACGGGGAGTATTCGTTGGCTCAGTATGATGCATACCATCGTGGCAATCTGTTGGGTATATTTGGTTTGGCTGGTGACCAGAGCCTGACCGCACAGAATGCCCCACCCAAAGGAACCCGTGTTTATGATGAAGACGGATTAGCAGATAAAGACACAGCTTCTTAAGTGAGGGTTTCTAGTGCAGGAAATTTACATTAAACAGTTTAATCAGACTATTGCCTTTCCAGACAGCTTTACTGATGAACAAATAACTGCCGCAATCAAGGGTGACATTATCCCTCAACTTCAACGGGAAGAGGAAGAGGAGAGATTAGCCAGAGAGCGACAAGAGGAACTTGAAAACCAAGGTTTCTTTGGTCGTGCCGCTGATTTGATTGAGGCTGGTGGTAGAGAGTTTGCTGGTGCATCTGCCGAAGGTCTAGCAACTGTTGCTGACATGATTGGCGGTGACAGAACAGATAGCTTTGAACAAGGTTTGCAATCTTTTGCCAAAGGGCAAAGAGAAGAAGCACGTTCCATTCCGGGCATTCAACCTATCTTAGAGGCAGAAGGCATTGGCGATGTTGTTTCGTCTGGTGCATCTTACCTTGCCCAGTCAATACCAGAACTAGCCGCTGTGTCTGCCGCGTTCTATGCTGGTGGTAAAGGTGGTGCGGCTGTTGGAACAGCCATAGCACCCGGCCCCGGAACTGCCTTAGGCGCACTTATTGGTTCTATCGGTGCTGGTACTGCCGCTGGACTGCTTGCCTTTGCTGGAAGAAACGTAGAAGAGTTTAAACGTGTACAGGGCCGCGACCCTACATTTGAAGAACAACAATCAATATTAGGTACTGCCGCTGTTCAGTCAGCCGCTAATACCCTATTGTCTAAACTTCTGTTTGCTAAAGGTACAGGCAGAACTATAACTGGTAACATGGTGAAGAAAGGACTTCAAGGCACTGGTGCAGAAGCCCTTACAGAAACCATACAAGAAGCACTAACTATTGGTCAGGCAAACAACTATGAGGATATAGCTGAATTAATTAGCAATCCAGAAAATCAACGCCGCCTTGGCGAATCATTCCTTGCTGGCGGTTTGGTTGGTGGCGGAATTGGTACGGCTAGTGGTGTCTTTGGGGTTGAGCCTACACCAGACCCAGACAAAGACCTTAAGGCGGCGGCGGAAGAGTTTGTTGCTGGTAGACCTCAAGACCCAGAGGCTGTATCAGGACCACCACCTGTACCACAACTAGAGTCCTTTATTATGGGTGGCAAACGCACAGACCCCACAGGACCAGAGATACAACCACCAAGACCACAAAGAGTGGAGCCAGTAGTTGACCGGGAAGGAAACGTACAACAACAAGTATTGACTGGTCAACAAGAACCATTACTACAAGCAAGGCCGGACACAAGGCTAACTCCTGACGAACGTGCAAGACAGATAAACCAAGACATGGTCATGGATATCACTCGCCGTGCCATAGAGAATGGTCAAGACCCTCTTGTTGCGCTATCTGACCCTGCCATAGAACAAGACATCATTAAAAACATACAACTTGAACAGGAGTCTGACGCAGTCATTGCACCAACTCCTGTTTCTCAAGCTGACAAAAACGTATCTAGGCTAAACAATCGTCAGCTTATTGAGTTCGCTGAACAGAACGCAGACTCAGACCCAATCTTAGCCGACATCACGGCGAAAGAAATCCCCATCCCAGCAAAAGCGCGGTTGATACGCCGCCGACTAGCCGACAAGAACATCTCCCCCACCACATCATTGGAACAGGACCAGCAAGTTGGTGACCCAATCCTGCGTAAAACATCTGCCGTTGACGAAGACGGTAAGATTAGGTTGACCGCAACACCTGACACAGTTCAGGAAACGGATATAGCAACACAGCCTCGCATGGTTAGGCGGACCGACACAGCGGAAGGTAAGAAACTCCGTCAAGAGATTGGCCCGATTGTCACCCGTGGTCTTCTTGATGCGTTGAAGATAAGAGGAGGAGAAGCATCTACAAGATTTACCCCTGACGGGTTAATGGATGAAGATGCAACCAGCCGGGCAGAAACCCGCTATCAAGGTGCTACAAACTACCTCATGACCAGACTTGATGCTATGGCGAAGCGTGGCGACCAAGGTGCCAAGGCCGCTAATGCTATCAAGACACAAGTTCTCAATAACAAGAAGATTACATCAAACGAAATTGTTGGTGCTTTCTTAGCCGCAGATGCAATCGTAGATACATTAGGTGGACAGGGCGCACAGAACGGTGTTGATATACGCTTCTTTGACAGGTTAACACAGCGCAACGATGCGTATGGATTTAAGTTATATGAGGATACTGTAGAGGGTAAATCAAAAGCTGTTATTGAACTGGCGTTACAAGGTGACACTGTTGAGGGTGTTCGTGGTACAGCGGCACACGAAGCATTTCATGTCTTGCAAGATTTCTATGCATCAGAAAGCCCCAAAGATAAAAAGGTTCTCGACTCTTTCTACAAGTTGGACAAGGACGGCAAGGTCAATTACAAGGCACTTCCTGCATCTATAAAGCGTCTGTGGAAAAAGCATGGGCGAGAAGGCTATCATGACCTAGCACTCAAGGGTCAACTACCAGACCAGATAGCTAAAAGTCCATCTGAGTTTCAGGCTATGACCTATGAGTATTACAAGAAGGCCCAAGCCGCTGGTGAAGCCAACCCCTTGTCTGGTCCTATGGGTGGGTACTTTAATTTTATAAGTCAGTTTCTACCACGCCTTAAGAACTCCCTAAATGGTATGGGCTTCCAAACTGCACAGGATGTATTCGCCCGTGCTGGCAAGGGTAAAACTGGGCAACAACTAAAAGGACGTAAGCTAACCCCAAGAGAACCAGCACCATTCCGTCAAGCGGCTGAAGAAGCTAGTGAACGGAACATAATGGAAGAATACAAGAAACAAGTAAGTTCTACTGGTATGCAACCTACCCGTGATGGAGACATTATAGAGGGTTCCATTGAATATGAAATGGAAGCTGGCCCAGTAACTAGTGTTGAACAGAAAGCACCCCTTAGGGATGGTGTGAATTTCTTGCGAACATTACTTAGAAGTGATTTGAGTGACATTCCAGAACTACGAGGAAAAATACCTCAATCACTTATTGATGCCGCAAAGGGTGAGAGTATGGCAAATTTTCGCACTGCCCTTTTAAATCATCCAAGTAGGTATATTTTGGACCAAACAAATGACAATAGAGTTATAGAAAAATTTGGCAATCACGGTCTTGTTATTGGAGAAGTAGAAAAAAATCGTGCGTCTCCTGAAATGGATGAAGATGTTACTTTCACACTGGTTCGCATGAGTGGTGACGGCAACAATAATATAAGAGTTACCACTATGAGGTCTACAAAAGCTGATGCTTTGGAAACCACACAGTATCTAGGAACAGACTCAGAACCATCAACCGTTTATTTGCCTTACTCTAATGAGACTAGGCAACTTAATCAACAGTTAATAGATGAGGCGCGAATTTCTAAGTCAGTTAGAAATATTAAAAGAAATGTTTTAGTGGTATCAGATGTTAGAACTGTGTACTCTGATGATTTATATGAAGCATCAACTTTAATTGACGAAAACAATGCTATTCGCATAGGTCAAGAAGGTGGTTCGGTTAGACTCCTCAATATAGATTTCAAGGTTGATGACAGTTTTGAAGCTGACGAAGTTTTCAACACACCAATTAATCTTTCGGGTATGTCAAAGCTATATGGCGCGGTTCTTGCTGGTGTAAGAAAAGCCTTAGATGCACAAAAGAAACGCGGCGAAAGAATTGATGGAATAATCTTTGCTGGAAATGAGTCTAAACGTGATGCGACTCGCGCTACAGAAGGGTTGTTTGGAGCCAATCAAAAGCAAAGAATTTATAATAGAATTGCTAAAATGAAATCTTTTGCCAAGGAGTTTCCAGAACTATCTATGGAGACTATATCTGGTTTTGGGTCCACCGTTATGCCCACAAACAAAATCAGACAAGCAAAAGCAGACGTACAAAGCAGGGCGCAACAGAGAATAGAACAACAGTTAGCTTTATTCAATGATGATGCGACTACTGTTGATGCGGATTTTGATGTTGTCGATTCAGAAGCCTTAGAAGCTATTCTTGGTGAAGCATCAATGCGGTTTGAACGTGTTCCTGATTTAAGTCAGGTAACACCAAATCGAGCAAACAATCAGGTAGCAAACACACTTGGCTTAACAGATAGAGAGCGTGCGTTATCATCTCTTGATGTTCTATATAACCCTGACTTCTCAGTGACTGTTCCAGAACGTGATATAGGTGGTCCCGGCCCTGATGGATTTGAAAGGACGGCTGGTTCTAACATTAATGAAGTAGCTAGAGCCTTACAAAATCGTGCGCTTTCTATAATCGGTCAGGCAATAACAAAGTCCAACCCAGAGACGGACGAAATGTTGGCTAAGATTATGGCGGCAGAGACAGTAGCCGCCATGCAAAACAATCCAGACACCAACGCGGCTAACTGGTACACAGAAAATATTAAGAGGGCAATAGCTTCTGTGTCCAAACTTTACCCAGAGATAGCAACAAACAGAGAACATCGTTCTGCTTTTAGCGTTGCATTAGCTATAACATCCCAAGGAATAAAGGTAGACAGAAACTCTGCTATTGGCCTTGGTGCTTACGAGTTCTGGAGAAAGAATGGTAGGTTCCCAGAGTTCGGTGAGGGTGAAGCCGCTGGTGCAATGAGGGCCAACTTCAAAACAGCAAACAAACTTATGAAAGCGTTTAACGCAAGGGGCAGAAACTTTAGGTTTGTTGATTTCCTAGACAGTCAATACACCAAGCGAGAGTTGATGGAAACCCTTGAACAAGCTGGTATAGACTTGAAGGGGCCGGATTCTGTATCCCTCAGTGGCGAAAACATGGACGCCAAACTGTACGGTTCTTTTGTCTTTGGACCAAAGATTGGTCAGGGTTTCTACCAAAACCTGATGGGTAACTACGACCCAGTTACAATAGATAAATGGTTTATGAGAACATGGGGCCGACTGACAGGTACATTAATTGGTAAGCCAGCTTACAAAGACAACATTGCCGCATTGAGAACTATGATGCTTGAAGAGGGTATTGAGTTTGACCAAGAACTATTTGGTACAGACGAACAGTACACCCTTAATAAAGTGTCTGAAGTTTATAAGATGGGTGAGGATTTCTACAAACAGAACCGTGAAGAAATAGATGCTAAACGCATGGCTAAATCACCAGCCATGAAGAAGGCTAAGAATGCCTATGATAATGGCATGAAGCCTAACGAAGCACTTAACGGAACAAAGCGTCAGTGGATGCGTTCTGTTGTGGTCCGTGCAAGAGAGATACTAGCGCAACAGGGCATCAATGTTACATCGGCAGACCTTCAGGCAATCCTTTGGTATCCTGAGAAAGACTTGTACGACAAACTTGGTAATGACGGGTCAGGTGCAGATAGACTTAATCAATCATATGAAGATAGCTTTGGAGAATTAATAGATGGCGAAACAGGGATACGCACCGTGGACGGAAGAGGCAGATTTGACTCTGTCCGAGAATCTATCAGACAAGAAGATAGACAATCTCGTAGAGGCACTGGTGGAACTGGCGGACAGGAAGCATCAATTAGGCTCGGAAGGGACTACAGAACGACAGAAGGGATGAAGCGTGTTCTTGCTGACCCTGCAAGAGATAATGTTGGTCGCAAGTTCTTTAATGTATTACGTCCGTTCACAACAAAAGAAGGTAGGAAACAACAGTTCAATAGGTTTATTGACTCTGCGGTACACGGACTGAGGCCGATTGGTGATAGGGAGATAAGACTTTCCGCCGCAAAGTACGGCGTAAAAAGATATCTGCCTTTTGCAGAAGGTGCCTTTAAGATTGCTGAGTTTGCACAACAGCGGTCTGGAAGAATGCAACAGTTTATAGAACACGGCCCGCCAGTTCTCGGTGCTGAAGGTGAGATAACTATTGACAACTCAATAGGTGGACTGCGTCAAATATTTTCACCAGTAGGGACTGGCAAAAAATATGCACAGTTTATGATGTATGTGTATGCAAAACGCGCACAAAGACTTAAATCAGAGGGCAGAGAGAACTTGATGTCAGACGCTGACATACAAGAAGGTCTAAGCTACGGCGCACAAAACCCAGAGTTTGACAGAGTGTATGGAAACTATAACGCATTTAACGAAAAGGTTATGCAGTTTATGGTGGACACTGGTGCTATTGATTTAGAAACAAAAAGAAAGCTTACAGGGACAACTGATTACATACCTTTCTATAGAATTATAGAAGATGAAATGTATACTGAAGGTTTCTTTGGGCGGATAAAGAAGGCCAAGGAAGGCACATACGGAACAACTTCTGCTTTTGACAACCCGGAAGCGCAAATTAAATCTGCGATTAACAAGTTAAAGGGTGGTGAAGAGAAGATAGGTGACCTGTATGAAAATGTTTACAAAAATGTTAATGCGTTGGTTAACGCTGGATATCAAAACCTAGCCACACAAAGAATTGTAAAACTAACAGAAGAAATGAAACGTCAGGGTTTGTATGATGAGGTTGACCAACCCCGACACATAACTTCTTCTGAAGCTACAAACAACAACAACCACCTTACCTATAGGGAAAACGGGAAGACTAGGTTTTATGATGTGGGTAGTGATGGTGAACTACTTCAGGCAATGAGGTCATTTACACCTGTACAAATGCAAGGAATATTTGCTCGTATGCAGGACGTAGGTCGTTTCTTTAGAAGCGCAATTACAATGACCCCACCATTTATGTTAGCTAACTTTTTACGCGGCGATATGGCTGGTTATGTGACGGTTGATGCACCAATACGTCCTATAGTTGATAGTGCAATCGGACTAAAGAACGCTTTAAAAGACACAGAAACAGTCCAAGAAATGAAAACTTTGGCTGGCTTTGGTGGTTACACATTTGGAGATAATAAAGACTTCTCCAAAAAAATGAAGCGGTTCTATCGAAGACATCAGGGCTATGAAATCATAGACTCTGACAAAAAGTTAGAGGCTATGATGCAGTTTGCCCTAGATAAGGGTGCGGATTTAATTGATGCGATTAACACAGGTGGTGAAGCCACGGAGAACGCAACAAGAGAGGGTATATACAGGCGACTTAGAGACTCTGGAATGTCCAAAGCTGACGCCGCTTATGAAGCTTTGAACCTTATAAATTATAGTCGAAAGGGGAATCCTAATGATGCACTTGGCATGACAATAGCCACACTGGTTCCCCTTGTTCCATTCTTAAATGCAAGGCTTCAGGGTTTGTATAGAACTGGTACTGCATTTGGTGTGGAGGCTGACGCTAAAAGCACAATAAGAAAAGGCATGGGGATGTTTGCACTATCAATGGCATACTATGCGGCGGCATCATCACATGACGAGTGGGACCAAGAACCCCTACACAGAAAACTTAATTACTATATCTTCTATATAGGTGACAAAAAGTTTCTTCTTCCTAAACCATTCGAGATTGGCGCAATCTTCTCCACAATACCCGAACTTATCATTGACGGAATAAGAAAAAGAGATGGACAACTAGTTGCTGAAGGTGTGAAACAAACTCTTTTAAACACCTTCTCGTTCAACCCTATCCCTCAGGCAATAAAACCTGTTGTCGAGGTGGCCACAAACCGCGACTTTTTCCGTGGTCGTGAATTAGAAAGTATGGGTGTTCGTGGATTACCCACAAAGCAGAGGGCATATTCAAACACATCTGAGTTCGCTAAGATGGTGGGTAACATTAGTCAATATTTAGGCATCAGTCCTATTGAAGTAGAACAACTTATCAATGGTTATATTGGTTCTATGGGTCAATATCTTTATGCTGGTATGGATGCTATACTTGGGGCGTTTGGTGCCATACCATCTAAGCCATCTGGTGTCTTTGGAGATAGTATACCAGCAGACTTTGCTAATGTTTTAGGTCTGTCTCGGTTTGTAAAACCGCAAGGAACTGACCCAGCAAACCAGTACATGACTGACTTCTACGAATTAAAACGAGAGGCTGACGAAGTTGTTCGTGGCATCAACAGGTTGCGAGAGGAAGGTAACTATGAGGAAGCCAGAGATATGCGGTCAGATAATCGTGGCCTTATATCTGTGAGGTCAACCCTCAACAAGATGTATCAACAGTTAAACAATCTAAGTGATAGAATATCTGGAGTTCGTGCGTCCGGCGAAGACCCGGATACCAAACAAAAACGTATTGACCAGTTAATACGACAAAGAAATAGGGTGGTAAAAAGGATGGTAAAGATAAAGGAAAGAATAAGAAGGTTACAATAATGTTTTACGCATCATTGTTATTTTGTTGGATATCTCTTAACGGTCCACAGTGCGTTGTAGCAGAGGACTCACTGGGTCCATACAAAGAAATAGCACAGTGTCAGGAACGCATTGAGGATATGTCCGAAAGGATACTTGAAGAGATGCCGTTCGCAGAAGTCCGTGGCTCTAAGTGTGATAGAGGTGGAGACAGCGGTGTATATAAAGGGTTTAGTGAATTTACATGAGCCGCCAACCGCAAAGAGTAAATGAAAATACTGAGGTAGCCTTACCGCTTAGAAACATAATCAGCATGGTTGCGGCGGCAAGCCTAGCAACTTGGGCATACTTTGGTTTAATAGAACGACTCAATACACTTGAGACAAATCAGACCATGATGAAGTCTGACCTAGAACAGAACACAGACTTCAGAATTAAATGGCCCCGTGGTGAGATGGGTTCACTGCCAGCGGACTCAGAACAGTTCATGCTTATAGAACACTTGGCTGGTGAGTTAGAAAAACTACAGAGTCAAATAGAAAATGGTCAAGCACCCTATGACCAACAACAGAAACTAACACTGGACTTCTTTGAGAAACGCATAACAACCATAGAAGGTAACATAGAGAAGATGAGAAATGGTGGTTGAGTTAACATTTGTTTTGCTGTTGGTAATGAGTGGTGAGAAGGTGGAATATACCCCTTACCAGTCATTATCAGAATGTTTGTCGGTCAGAAGAAAGATAAAAAGAAACACTGGCTCTGACGAGAAGTGGTCGTGCAAAGAAATGAAAGTCAAAATGAATGAAGACGGTAATATACTGGAGTTAATGGAAGAATGATACAGGCTATACTACCCATAGTGGGTGACCTAGCTGGCTCTTGGCTAAAGGGAAAGGCCGAAGAAAAAGCCGCTGTCGCCAAGACAAAGATTGCAAAGGCTGAAGCCGAAGCAGAGATTATGAAAGTAGCCGCCACCAGCGAAGCAAGCTGGGAAAAGGTAATGGCAAAGGGTTCGGTAAACTCGTGGAAAGACGAGTGGTTAACGGTGCTTTTTAGCATCCCCCTTATACTAGCCTTCTGTGGTGATTGGGGTAGGGAGATAGTAGCTAACGGTTTTGCCGCATTGGAAGCTATGCCTGAGTACTATCAGTACACCTTAGGAGTTATTGTATCTGCGTCATTTGCAGTGCGTTCAGCAACAAAATTTTTTGGTAAGAAATAATGGTTGATTGGTGGAAAAGATGGCTTCAGTTTAACGTCACAGCCAAGCTAACTATGATTGCTTCTGTAGCTATGTCATGGAGATGTGCTGAATGGTTTATGAATCTTGAAGACCCAACAACACAGCAGTCGGCGTTCGTATCTGTTATAATGGGTGTTATGACAGGTGTGTATGGTATCTATTTAGGAAGAGAATCGAGAGGAAAATAACGTGGATAGACGAGTCAAAGCTAAAGTAAAGAGGGTTGCGTCTGGTTTGCGTAAAGCATCAAGGAAACATGCAAGACAGGCAAAGACCTTAACGTCCGTGCTAAAAAAGAAGAAGAAGTGATATGGTATTTGACCATTCACAAAGAACAACAGCTAGTCAGGCGCGGCGCAATAGGTTAAAAAGATATTTCGATTTCGGAAGACTGAAGAATAGAAGGCGCAGAGTGCCTTACAAGTCACCAGTCAGGAGAGAAGAAGATGGATATAGAATTACTAAGGGAAGAACTGACACTAGATGAAGGGTGTAAGGAAGAGATATACCTCTGTTCAGAAGGACACCCTACATTTGGAATCGGTCATTTAATAGTGAGGGGTGACCCTGAGTTTGGTAAAGACTTGGGAACAAGTGTAGCCTTTCACCGTGTTAAAGAAGTTTTTGAACAGGACATAGCAACATGCATAGCAGATTGTACACTAATATTCAAAGGCTGGGACGATTATCCAGAAGAAGCGCAGAGATGTTTTGCGAACATGTGCTTTCAACTTGGGAGGCCAAGGTTGAGCCAGTTCAAAAAAACCATTGCGTTTGCGGAAAGCGGCGAATGGGAAAACGTAGCAACCGAGATTCTCGATTCGAGATGGGCAAAGCAGACTCCGAATCGCGCACAGAGAATATCTGACCGTTTTCTAAAACTAGCTATCCCTGTATAATATTATTAACTGGTAAATGGATAAAGTTAATTAGCCAGCGTTCCCGGTTTGTGCTAACCAACTCTTAAATTCATTTACCAGTTCATCCAGTTGGAACCTCACATCGTCCCTTTCCACATGAGCCAACTCAGAACGAGAACTGATACCAAGAAAAGTTCTAAGGGCATTTGTTGTCTCCACTTCTGCATCTTGCATACCCCAATCATAGAACCCCTCTTCTGAGGCACGTTCCTCAAGGTACTTCTGAAACTTCTCGTTCTTACACATCATGACAGAACGCTGTATATATTTTTTTCTGGGGTCTTCACTCGTTGGCTGTTCTGGATTGTCGTAATCCAACGCCTTCAATCCGATAGCTAGGGGTGTACCCATAGGTGCAAAGACAAGCCAGTCAGCCGCACCAAACTCATGAACCGTCAGTGTTAGTTGCCACAGCCCGTCCGTAGTTTGACGTATTGCATGTTTCTTTGCTTCAAATCCACTTACTGCTGTGAAAGCTTCGCGTGGTACTGGCTTCATCCTTTATCCTCTTTACTGATAAGTCATACCCCAATACGTTAAAGCAAGCCCTTAGTATATCTAAGCTTGGCCTACGATTGTATTTCCATTTAGTTATTATTGATGGGTCACTAACCCCCACCTTCCTGCACATATCCCTAGCTGTAATTTGCTGTTCATTCATCTCATCAATAAGCCTCTTCACAAGATAGAATGTATTATCTGGATATGACTGCTTAATATAAGAGCCATCACGCCTCATCTAGTTCCTCGTAGTACTGCGCCCTGTATGCTTCCCGTATTAATTCAGCTACAGATATAAACTTCCCCTGTTGTTTTGTTTGGTCATGGGATATTTTTGCCAGCACTTGGTATTCTTTGAGCGGTAATCTTAAGTTATACGTTTTTGTGTTCGCCATCTGTTTCACTTGTTTGTCTCCACAAATTTTCAGCTATCTTCACACTGTCAATCCCCTCAAAAACCCAGAACAATCGTTCACCTTCTTTTGTTGTGTGTAATTTGTGGTGACACAAACCACATAAGGGAACAACCCACTGGTCTCCTACCTTCTGCCCCATACCTCTGTGTTCCGCAAACTGTATATGATGTGCGTGGTTTGGTGGTGGGCATGAACATACTAAACAGGGCATTTTTCTAACCCTGTTTAGATGTTTCGGGGAGCGAACCTTCTTAGAACGGAATCTCATCGTCTATTGACTGGTCAACCGTCTGCGCTGGTGTAGACATTGGGGTAACACCGCCCTGCGGCTGTGGTATACTAAGCTTCAGCTTCATATAACTCATCCCCTTTTGAGATTTTTGCATCCACCCAGCGACATTATATTTAATGCCGTCTACCTCTGCATTGCCAGTGTAGTCTGGGTGCTTCTCTTTGCCCTGAACAATATCACCATCAGTGCCAAACTTATCTTTGTTTCTGAACAAAGCACCTGTCAGGTTGTTATCATAATCAGCCATTGGACTTCTCCTTCTTGCTTGCCAAATCTTTTCTCTTCTTCTCGATATTTACTTTAAGGTCTTTGTAAGAGGATTTGTCTTGTTCCTCTAGCTTCTCAAAGAAACCTTTGTGCTTTACCAGTAACTTGTTAATATCCTCTACTGTACTGCACTTCTCCGCCAGCCTCATGAACTTATCTGAAGTCATGTTTTTTGGCAAAAGGTCTACCACTTTCTCTGTATTTTTAGCATTGTCAATTTCCTCAAAGGATGCCATCTGTCCACCATGTAATCCTAGCACAGCAAGCATACGACCCACAGCACTCGTCTCGCTATTCTCGACTGCGCTTGTTTGATTAATGCGGTGTGCGTCACGGTTTTCTTCGGATGTTCCAACAGACTTTACATTCTTCATCTGAACTATCTCCTTACCTTCTTCGGTAAAGATTACATCGACTTGTTCTGCTAGATAAGCCCGTGTTATAACCTTATCATTCATGAAGCTTACCTTTGTAAAAACAGGCACCAGTGACTCTATGTCTGATGCATCTAGGTTACCCCTGAACAATTCAACTCTTAATGGAACAGTCGAATATTCCTTATTGTGTATGTTTATCTTGCCTTCACTTGCTTTGGATATTTTCTTTTGAATATCCTCAATCTTATTCGACATCGCCTAGCACCTCTTCGGTAAATAACTCAGACTGATACTGTTCACAGAACTCAGCCACCTCACAGAACCGCTGGCATCTAATTGGCTCCGACTTTCTTTTTTCTATACTGACGGGTGCCTTGGTTTGGAACTCAAGGGCTTGTTCTTCGGTGTCAAAAACTCGCAAGGCTTTCCCAGTTTTCTGAGATACGACTGCAAATTTTGGACTTGACATCCACCTCTCTTCATCTGTGCAGAGGGGGATTTCTTCGGTAAAGTGATGTTGTATTCTTTCATAAACGTAGTTCTCCGCTTGTGACTTTGACCACAAGGGTAACTCAAACACAGGGAACATGGTATCTGGGTATGTGCCAGTGACACGCTTATCAGACCAGTCCCTTATTAACCCACTAATGTAGAGTCCCTTGGGTTCCATATCATTTTGCCTGAGGATATATGCATATATATTAAGCTGTGCCTCAAACTCTTTAAGTTCTGTCTGGGCTTTGTAAGCTGTCATTACCTTATAGTCCCAGATGTTATAGCCACCATCATGTGGCTCAAGGGCATCTATCGCACCAGATATTAACTTGTCACCAGCCGATGCATAGAACCTTTGTTCACACACCCAATCTTCTGGGGCATACTGTTCCATATACCCATGCCATGCCTCGCCCAGCTTGGCAAAGCCACGCTTCAAGTAGTCAGGCTTGATATCTTTGTAGTGAAGTTTGTACAACCTGTTGACCCTTGGGCTATCCTTAAGTCTGGTTGCGCTTATGTCCGTTGGAAGAGAGCCAGCATCGTAATTCTCTGCATGTAGATACCGCTTCACGGACTCTGGTAATATTTCTTTGCTAAGTTTCATACCATATATGTGCCACAGGTAGCCGCTTATGTCAATAAGATTCACATAAAAAGACAATTAGAATATAGTTTTATTCATGAAGACAGAACGAAAAGTGAACAAAACTCGTAAGAAGATAATTAGGCGTGAGCCTGAACTAAGCTTACAAACTGATATAGTTGATATGCTTCGCAAGAAGCTGAAGAAAAAAGTTTTATTCACAGCCTTCCCTGCTGGTGGCGGTGGTAGGGTAAGGGGTGCTAAACTAAAGAAAGCTGGACTTCAGGCAGGGTGGCCTGATATCCAGCTTATTTATCAGGGCTACTACTATGGCCTTGAAGTTAAGACAGAAACAGGAAGGCTATCTCCAGCACAAACTGATTTACACAAGAGACTGACGGAAGACGGTTGTTCTGTTGCCGTTGCTCGTTCAGTCTCTGATGCACTGGAGATAATAGTTGACTGGGGTCTCGCTAGAAAGCATAAACAGAATGTGGAGAGCGGTAGTCCTACAAGCACTGCTTGACGCCGCAGGACTTGGACGCTCGATAAATCCCTCATGGCCTGAGTGGAAACACGAACAGATAAAGCGAGAAGCTATTGACTGGCTTCTCGGTGGGGGGAGTGACTTCCGTGAAGTTTGTGAAGCCGCAACGATACCAGAGGATGCTGTCGTTATTTTTGCCAAACGTCTCGCCAAGGGGGATGTTGAAGCAAAAAAATCATTAATAGAATGGCGTGATACATTCGCCAAACAAGGAAGGAAACTGACTGATGACATGGAAGTCGAACAAGAACCCGATGTTTCGGACGAAATTTTCTGAGGATATCTTTAATACAAAGTATGCACATGAGAATGCAACCACATGGGCTGAACTTGCCCGTACCTTGGTAGAGGATGTGTGTCGTGACATGATGCCTCAAGAAGAGAAGGATGAATTGACTGACCACCTTACGAATCTTCGCTGGGTAGCTGGGGGCCGTTACCTTTATTATGCTGGTCGAAAAAATAAGTTCTTCAATAACTGTTTCTTGTTACGGGCTGAAGAAGATACGCGAGAAGACTGGGCCAACTTGTCTTGGAAAGCAGAGTCATGTCTAATGACTGGTGGTGGAATAGGTATTGACTACTCAATATACCGTCCAGCAGGGTCGGCACTTGGCGGAACTGGTGGAACTGCATCAGGTGCCGTCACTAAAATGCGTATGATTAATGAGATTGGTCGGTCGGTAATGCAGGGTGGGTCACGCCGCTCTGCTATATATG